ATAAAGCAAACAGCAAGATCAAGGTTGTTATCGCAGCTGGTAGCTCTGGTGCTTGTGCATTAGCAACAGGCAACGGTAAGCACGTAGTTGTTTCATATCCAATTAAGGATAATTTGTCATCAGTTGGCGATTCAGCACTTGGCGCTGTCGTTGGTGCAACTCCATGGACCTTTGAAGGTTCAGCAGCAATTCCAGAAATTGAATTGAAGGTTGATTCATTCTCAATTACTGCTCGTACACGTAAGCTAAAGGCTAGTTGGACACCAGAATTAGGTCAAGATCTAAATGCATACCACAATTTAGATGCAGAAGTTGAATTGACCTCAATGTTGTCAGAACAAATCGGTCTTGAAATCGATCAAGAAATCATGAACGATCTAGTCAAAGGACAAACAGCTGGTATCAAATACTGGTCACGCCGTCCAGGTAAATTCGTTAATCGCGAAACTGGTGCAGCATTACCATCAGGAGCAGCTGACTTCACAGGTAACGTCTCAATGTGGTATGAAACACTAGTTGAAACAATCAACGACGTTTCAGCTCTAATCCACAGAAAGACCCTACGTGGTGGCGCAAACTTCCTAGTTTGCGGTCCAGAAGTTGCCAACATCCTTGAATTCACCAGCGGATTCCGCGCTTCAGTAACTGCTGACGCAGAAAAAGGTACAGTTGGTGCTGTTAAAGTTGGTGATCTAAACAAGAAGTGGGATGTTATTGTTCACCCATACTTCTTACGTAACGTAATCCTAGTTGGCCGTAAGGGCAGCAGCTTCCTAGAAAGCGGTTATGTATATGCTCCATACGTTCCACTACAATCAACACCAACCATCTTCGATCCAGACACCTTCGTACCACGTAAGGCTGTTATGACTCGTTATGGTAAAGCAATGGTTCGCCCAGATATGTACGGCTTGGTTGTCGTAACAGATCTATTAGGCTAATCTTAGCTAAACAAATTAAAGGTTGAAAAACCGCCCCTAGCTTAAAAACTGGGGGTTTTGTTTTTGTAGAAACTATTTATCGTATTCTAGGAGAAAAAAATATGAAAATTACAAAAAATATTTTAAAAGAGATGATAGAAAAAGAATTAAAAGAAGCTATGCCATCATATATGAGCGATTCCAGTGGAGATCCAAAAATTGGCGATATTGACTATATTGTTTATAAAGGTTATGGTGATTCAACTGTTGCTAAAATTTTTACTGATCAAAAATCAGCAGAAAATTTTGTTAGAAAAGATCAAGATGCCTCAACACGTATTTATGAAGTAGAATTAAAAAGAATCATTGATGTAGATTAAAATATTATTTATATTTATTTTATAAACCCTGTCAATCGCAAGACTGGCGGGGTTTTTATTTGCTTTAACTTTAACATAAAACTATTTATCTCATAATATTTAAGGAAAATTAGGAGAAAGCTATGAAAGTTAAAATTATTAACAAGACAGTAAAAGAAGCTTTTTTAGGTTTTGGTTCAAATCCAAAAGGTGAAGAGGGAAGTCCACAAAGACAAAAATTGTCAAATGAATTGATGGCCTTAGACCGTAAAATTTCTCAAAAATTTAAAGATGTAATTTATAAAGGGGATGCTAAGAGAGATACCCCATTATTTGATTTTTTTAGAAAAGATATTGCTGCTTATGGATGGGTTGGTGGAAAACAAGGCGATCTAAACTCTCTTATCCAATATGCAAATACTAGAATAGAGGACGTAAAAGAAGCAAATGGCAATAAAACAATTGATACTGCTTCTGCAAATCTTTATATTGCAGGTATCAAAAAAATATTCTTATATATCAAAGAAAACATTTTAGATCCGCTTAGTGAAGCTAGACTAAAAGAAGCTTTTGGTATGAAGCAAAAAAGAATTGATACATTTTTGCTAGGTTTAGACGGTCTTGAAGATAATGGTGTTAAAGCTGACGATAGCGGCGATAGCGAAGGAGCAGAAAATCCACAAGCACCAACGGCTCCAACAGCCCCAACTGGACCATCAGTAGAAGATGCGGTAAAAAGCATTGATCCTAAAAAGATGGAGCAAAGATTCCAAGTATTTAAACAAAACACAGCAGCTGTTGTAAATAACGTTGCACAAATTATTACTGGTATTGTTTCAAAAATAAAACCAACCCCAGCGCCTAATGCTCAACAACCAGCTGCACCAAAACCAGCTGCGCCAGCTCAAACAACCCCAGCTCCAGCACCCGCCGCTCCTGCCCCTGCTGCTCCAGCTGCTGCTCCTGCAACTGGTGCTGCAAAACAATTAAACGAAATTACTGCTACAACACCAGAAAATGCAATAAAAATCCTTGATCTACAAATAAAAAAACAATTAAATGATGTTTTGGCAAAAATAACATTAAAAGATTTCCAAGAAGCGTATGTTGCTGTCGCAAAGACAAAGTTTAAAGATCCAGCACAACTACAAAAAGCATTTAAAAGCATGAGAATGTTAGAAGAACAAGTAGAGGGTGTACAAAGCACAGAATATCAATTAATGGATATTCTTTTTAAAATGAAAGGCCCAAAAGGGCAACAAAGAGGCCAAGAGGGTCTTATGTTCACTGTTTTAAATATAATGAACAGTCCAGCAGTTAATCTAACAAAAGTTTATAGTCCAGCTGATTTAGAAAAAATAAGATCTGCTGTTAAATCAACATTTAGCAGGGTTATGAATATAGGAAATGCTGGTAATCCTAACCAAAAATTTATTGCAAATACTGGCGAGGGGCCAAAAGTATTGGGAACTTTAGTGGCATCATTAAAAACTGCGCTTGAGGGTAATGAAACACTAAAGAAAATCTCGTCAGAAGATCCAACAGCGGGGAAACTTGTTACCCCAGCTATCCAGAGTGCAATCAAGTATATTACAAATCAATTGCAACAGCTTAATTATCAATCTGGTGATGAGGTAACGCTCTCCGAGGCTGGTAAAAAAATTAATTTAAGCTTTTTTAACGCATTTAAAAATGATCCACAAATTATAAAAATAAGAAAAACTAGTGGTGGTGCCAATTTAGTACAAACAATACAAGCTGTTGTGAGAGATTGGGCAGAATCTTCTAAGTTTAAGGTAGATTTGTCAGCTTTAGCTCCAAAAGATACAAAGTTTAAGAAAAAAGAAGCCGCCGCTCCTGCCGATCCGCAAGCTCAAGCTACAGCTGCTCCTAATACAAGCGCACAACAAACACTACAGGAATCAAAAATTTTAGAAAAAATGAAGTTATTATCTGGAATTATCGTAAGATAAGGAAAATAAATTAGATGGCGCTGCCAGAGTTTTCTCCTTTATCACAAATGAGCAAAGTAATATTACCAATAACTGGTAATACTACTAATGTTAGTACAAATATTTTACCTTTTGGCATTTATCTTGATTCAAATTACTGGAGTCAAGAGCAAATAAGCATGTTTAAAACTGGTGCGGCAGAACAAGTTGCATTTGTTTATAAAAGATTAGGCGGCGATGTACTTGATATTGAGCTAGTCGAAGGTAATGTTTATTCAGCATATGAAGAAGCAACACTAGAATATTCATATCTTTTAAATTTGCATCAATCAAAAAATTTATTACCATTTGTTCTTGGACAAACAACTGGAACATTTAATAATGATGGGCAATTGACTGGTTCGGATGCTGCAACAAAAAATGCTAATTTAGCATTTCCAAAAATGTCTTTTAGCTATGCAAAAAATGTTGCATATGCCGCTAGCGGTGAAGCTTTGTTGAATGGTGTCGAGCCAATTTATTCAGCTTCATTTGAAATGGTCCCTACACAACAGGATTATGATTTACAAACAATAATAAGCGGTGCTAGTGAAGCAAATGGTTGGAATGTAGATAATAAAAGAATTGTGATACGAAGAGTTTATTATAAAACACCTGGAGCATCTTGGAATTTCTATGGTTATTTTGGTGGTCTTAACGTTGTAGGCAACTTAAGTACATACGGCCAGTATGCCGATGACAGCACATTTGAAATAATTCCTGCTTGGCAAAACAAATTGCAAGCTATGGCTTATGAAGATGCTATTAAAACAAGAGTTTCCGACTGGTCTTATCAAATAAGAGATAACAAATTAAGATTATTTCCAGTACCTAATGCTGCAAGCCCTTCTCAGTATTGGATTGAATTTACAGTTCCAAGCGATGCTTGGAAAGAAACAAGAACAGATATAAAAAGTGGTATTGATGGTATTAATAATATGAATAGCATACCATTACAAAATTTGCCATTTGATAAAATTAATAGCATTGGTAAACAATGGATTCGTCGTTTTGCTTTAGCGCTTTGCAAAGAAAT